TTGTTATTGTTGTTGAAGAACCATTACCAGTAAATGTTCCACTAGAATATGAAAGAGATGGTGCAGGTACATAATAATCCCAAGAAGAAGCTGTTGTGCCAGAAGTTAATATACAAGTTAGTATAGCAGTTGAACCAGCAACTAAAGTACCAATTAAATTAGAGCCAGAAGAATTTATTGTAAGTGAACCAGTTGAGTTGTTGTGTATTTCAAAACTTTGTCCAAGAGTTAATGTGCTTGTAACTGGCATAACAACTGTGTGAGTTGTTGTTCCAGTAAAGAATTGTTTATAGCCACTTGTTACTGTTAATGTTTTTGTTCCAGCAGAAGTAGCAGTTGTTTCGTATGAAGTTGATGAATCAAATAAATTAACTGTATTGTTTGTGTGGTCAATTTGTAGAATAGATATGTCATCAGTTCCATCATAATATTTTAGAATAGGTGCAGTAGCAGTTGTTGTGTCTAACCAAAGAGAATTTGCAACAGCAGAAGCTGGTCTAGATGTTCCTGAGTTTAATGTATTGATTGCTGATAGTACGTTATTTAAATCTGTTCTAAATGCAGGGAATCCCTGATTTGCTATGTTATAATCTGAATGTTGGCTCATACTTCTATCTAATATCCTTTAGCTAAATAGTCAAAGGTTTTACTTACACCAGTTCCACTACTATTTTTGAAAGCTACATTAAAACCATTTATTGTTTTATTTGTTAATAAATAGTAATCGCCAGTCGCTAATCCTTGTGCAGTAATACCAACAGCATAGTTAGCAGAATAAAATGGATTTGTAAATGTTACTGTGTAAGTACCAGTACCAGAACTAATATCATTTCCACTAAATATTCTATCTGGCATATCAATACTTACTGATAAAGCTGTAATAACTGGAGTAGAACTTAAATCAAATGAACGAAGTGATAATCTAAATTTGTAATATCTAGCTGTGTAATCTCCAACGACAAAGTTTCTAAATGATGTATAAGTTATATTGTCATTAGATAAAGCAATCTCTAAATGTGCATTACAATTAGCAGGAGTATCTCCATCAAAGTTAGAAGGTGCGTCATCAAAATCTCCAGTTCTTGAATCAAATAAATCATCTAAGTTATCTGAGGTTTGTGTAATAGAAGCAGTTACTCTTGATGTGTGTACTGCACCAATGTCTATTGGACTTGCAAATAAATAAAATCCTTCTGCATATAAGTCAGCACTTGTTACACCAGAATCAAAGAACGAAGTTGCATCATCAAAGTTTCCTGATGCAGAATCAAATAGTTCTGATGAATCTAATCTTAATGTTCCTTCTGATACGATTGTGTTTGTTAATGTACCAGCAAATGTAGGAGATTCTGTTTGTGTAGCAATAGCATTGTAGTTTCCTATTGCATTAACATTAGTTGCTATAACAGCTTCATTAGAAGATAAGTTACCATTTTTATCTACTGCTTTAATTAAATAAGAACCTACTCTTGCTGGAACTGTGATTGATGTTGCTGGTCTTGCAACCTTTTCAACTAAAGAAACTGAGTTACCCCAAGTAGCACCACTTGTAGATGTAGAATATCTAATTTGATAATAAGCTAAATCTAAGTCAGCTATTTGTGTCCAAGATAAATGTGCATCTCCACCAATAATGTTACAAGCAAAATCTTCAACATCACTAGGTGGTGCAATTCCACCAATAATAGTTCTAGTTGCAGAAGTATAAGTTGATTGTACTCCTAATGTGTTAAATGCTTTTACTCGCACATTATAGATTAATCCATCAACCACGTTTAATATTCTATGATTTAATCCTTTAACTTGACCAGATACTTGATAAGTTGCTTCTGTGCTTAGTTTATATTCTACTTGGTAGTAATCTACGAAGTTATCAGGTGATGCACCAATAGTTACATCTAAAGCAGTTATAACAACTCCATCTGAGTATTCTATTAATTGGTCATCTAAAGTAACTGAAGCTGGTGCAGATACAGAAAAAGGATTTGGTAATACAGTATCAGCAATAGTAGGTGCTTCGCCTTTTTCTTCCCAAGTATAAAAGTTATCTTGATGTTCTTCTAATCCTAAAGTTACTGTTGAATCAGAATTGATAGCTAAAGACATTACTCTAAATGGTTTAGCACTAAAACCTGCTGTATCGTAAGTAGCTGTAACTATATCTCCAATAGATAAATTAAGTGCTTCTGAAGTTACTGTTACTTCTGCTTTTAAATTGTTTCTTGATCTTTTTAATATGTTCTCGCAAATTTCTTCTGCTTGATATGGAGAAGTTACTTGTAGCATATCAAAGCTTCTCTCTAGTAAAGTGTTGTTATCATCACTTAACATAGTTGCGTGTTGATCTTCTACTGCTAATCCTGAATCATCAAATGGTGGATATGAAACTGTATCTGATTGGTAATCTTTTTCTGGGTTTGTAAAAGTACCAATTACTCGGTTATATTTTTCTGATTTACTTTCACCTTGTAATTTAACTTCGCTTACAACATTATCTTTAGTTAATAATAATTGTGATGAACCAGTACCTTCAATAATAACTTTATATTTACCTTGTGTGTAATTAAAGATTGCTCTCATAGGTACTAAAAGTTCTCTTACATTCTCTAATACTTTTTTCTCACTATCTATAACTGCATTTGTTTCAAATAGGTTTATATCGCTTACTGCACCAGAATAAGGAGTTACTTGTGTATCGCAGGTATTTGCAGAAGTCTTAAATGAATCATAGTTTGTTTCAAAGGCATCATTAGGTAATCCTTTTCCATATCTGCTATTTCTTAGATAGTCTAAAAGAACTAAAGATGAGTTAGCAGAATAAGCCCAAGTTGTAGGGTCATCTTGTCTATGAGAATCAGAACCACCTTTAGTAGAATCTAATCTAGGGTCATAAATCTTTTTACCTCTTACAGTTACTCTAACTTCTGGTAATCCATTAAAAGCATCTTGATTCCATTTAAACCTTAAAGCAACATAAGCAAGACCAGATAGTTTGTGATCTGAAGTCCAGCTAGTAGTTTCGTCAAGCAAAGAAGAAGCTGATTGATTATCTAAACCAAAAAATCCTTGAATAGATATTAAAGATTCTCCACCTTTATAAAAGTTAGTATCTGCACTAGATACACCTCTTAATGTTCCATTAGTTAATGCACCATCAAATGTTACTAGTTTATCATCTACATAAACTTCATCTATTGCTGTAATTCCTGCCCCACCACCTTCGCATAATACTCCTGCTACATAAAGATATTGATTATCTGTTCCTGAAGATTCTACAAATACTCTTGTTAAACCTACTTGTCTTTTCCCATAAACAACTGGAATAGGATTGTTGTTAGAATCTTTATTTACTAATGTTCCTTTAGCTTCGTCTTGTGAACTAAATCTTGGTGCTTTAGGTTTAGGTGCAATTAAATAACTAATTGCTGTTGTTATGATAGTAGTTATAATCGCTGTAATAATTGGGGGGCTCATACGTGAAACTCTCTTTTAAATTTTTCTGATCTTCTATAAATGTTAAAGTTCTCATCTGCTCTAATCCATTTAACAGATTCATTAACTTCAATTTTATCTCTAAAATAATCTTTAACCCATTTCATAATTTCTTTTGCATGACTTTTAGCAAGTATCTGCATTACCCAAATATTATCTCCACAATTCCATTCATTGTCTTTTAGTCTTAAAGATAGTTTAAATCTTTCCTCAACTGTATCACTTAAAAAAGCCCAGTTAGTAAAACCAACATCTTGATTTCCTACTCTATGAATTTGGTATTGATCTAAGTTTAAAGATGGAGTTATCATTTTAGTTAATTCTGCGTATGTAAATTTATCATATTGTTTAAATTGTCTATAAAGATGTATAATCCTATACAAATCATTCATTAAGCTGAACCCCATTTAATCTTTTGTGCAGTCTTACTTGCAAACTCCATACCTTTGTCATTAGGAAAATAAAGCTTCTGTGAGTTCTCAGCAGTTCTTCTTCCTGAAGTCTTTTCAAAATCTGCCCAATGAGAAGTTACAATAATATTAATTGAAGATGTAGTAGCATTTTCTTCAAGAGCAAAGTTAGATATTCTTCCATCAAATAATAAAAATGGGTTAGCTATTAATGCCTGACTATCATCTAAGAAACCTCTATAAACTTTTGCAGGTTTGTTCATATAGTTATTGTTAAGCAATAAAGATATGATTGTTAAATCTGCACCTGAGAATTTAAGTGTTAATGTATTAACTGCAACATCAGCAGTTTCTTGTACTTCTGAACTTCCTAAAAATAATGATGAAGCTGTATAAGTATTTCCATCAAAGGTTAAATCTTTATAATGATCTGTGTAATAAGTTCCAGTAGATATTCCTAGATAAACAAGTTCAACTGGATTAAGTTTATTAGTTGCTATCTCGGCTAATACTCCAGCAGTTAATGATCTTGTCATTACAATACCTCTATAAGATCAATTTCGTATTGGAAATAGTTTTCTGTACCGATTGTAAATTCTTGAATATCTCCAGTTAATCCAACTGTAAAATCTACATTAGAATAAATTAATACTGCATTGTCAGATACGTTTGATCTTAATGGTGGTTCAAATGTTAATGTTCCTGCACCAGAACCATTAGAAGATACATCAGCTACACACAT